GAGCCGTCAGGGCTGTGTTGACCGCAACGTCGAACATCTTGAACTGATGGTGGCAAAGGATGACTGGGGCAGCGAAGACATGACAGCGGCTAATGCCGCAATCACTGCTGGTAACGGCTACACTGCATCCTAATGAAACTCACCACGGAACCTCGCATGGAACAGGAACTCAAGACACAGTTGCAGCTAGAAGCGCACGAGAAGGAGTGTGCCATGTTCCGTGAGTTGGTTCATGGGAAGCTAGACGCATTGGACAAGCGCATGTGGCGACTGGAAGCAATGATTATGGGCAGTACGTTGCTGGTGGTGACATGGGCCAGTTCCAGAGTTTCATTGAGCAAGACCCTGCACGTCAGGCACGTATGCAGCAGTTCACTAACGCTGCTGTGCAGATGGCAAAGGGTGGTGTAGTGAAGATGCAGACGGGTGGCGGTGTGCAAAAAGTAGCAGAACCAATGCTACCACCAGACTATTACTTACCCGGTGCATATCCTCCGGGTACGCCTATGTCAGAACGTGAAATTAATCCTAAATATAGAGAAACACCCTATGGTGGGTTCCAGCAGACGGGTGGTACGCCAATAGTACCAGATGTGACACCAGAAGGTCCAATCGGCGGTGGTCTTACACCACAAAATACTTTTGGTATGCAACCAATGTCTGCACAGCAACAGCAAGAAGCACGTGACTTTGTAGCTGCTGGTGGTGTACCACAGATGCCCAATTTTACTGCACAGAATAGGGGTTTTACGCAGTATACTAATGCAGGTAACACTCGTATGGCTGTACCCCTAAACTTACAACAAGCAGCACCTAATTTTACTGGTATGACACCTGTTATGAATGACCCACGTGGTCAAGCCATTAACTTACTAACAGGTGAAATGGCACCGCAAGAAAATTATTTAAAGGGCAGTAAAGAACAATATGATGCTTTTCGCAAACAGTATATGCAAGGTGGTCCTCGTATAGAAACTGCAGATGTTCGGATGCACCCAATGCAAGGCTTTGATTTTCAGGGTAGTAGCACAGAGTTTGGAGCATTTCAGGATTATTTAAGGGGTCAGCAACAGGCTATGGACCCACGCACAGCACAACAAACACCGCCACCTGCTGCCACACCACCTGCTGCACAGGCACAGCAAACAGGTATTACTGAAGCTACTATGCAGCGCATGTTTACACCCGGACTACCTCAAGGTGGTCAGGTAACTGCTGCAACAACACCACTTGCTGCAGGTCAAATGGTTGACCCAAGGGTAGGAGCAGTAGCAGGTGGCGTAGCTGTGCCTACGGCTATGGCTGGTGTGCAACAAGCAGCGGCTACACAAGAGCAAGAAGCTGCACAAATGCAAGCTGCACAAGCTGCGCCAGCAGTTAACACTGCCCTACAAGCTAATCAGGCCGCACAGACTACCTTGGACCCACGTGCAGAGGTCACAGCGGCCCAGCAAACAGCATCCAGTGTAGGTGATGTAACTGCAGCACAGGGTAATGCAGTTCTTATTGATAATCCTGTACAGCGCAACATTCAAGCTGGCGAACTTATTACTGGTGCTTCTGCAGATGCAGCTACGGCTGCACAATTTACTGAACAGGTGCAAGCTGCAGAGGCAACGCCTAGCACACAGGCTACTGTACAAGGACAGCTTGCACAGCTTACAGCAAACTTTGATGCTGCCAATCCTCCTGCATGGGCCGCTGGCGCACTTCGTAGTGCCACAGCACAGATGGCAGCACGTGGTCTTGGTGCAAGCAGCCTTGCTGGTCAGGCGATTGTACAGGCTACTATTGAAGCAGCTTTGCCAATTGCACAAGCTGATGCTACAGTTACTGCACAGTTTGAAGCACAAAACTTATCAAACAGGCAGCAACGTGCCATGCTTGCTGCACAGCAACGTGCGCAGTTTATGGGCCAAGAGTTTGACCAAGCCTTCCAAGCACGTGTACAGAACGCTGCAAAAGTTAGCGATGTTGCCAATCAAAACTTTACTGCTGAACAGCAGGTACAGCTTGAAAACAGCCGGATTGCAAACACAGCTAATCTGACTAATCTGTCAAACAAACAAGCACTTGTAATGGCAGAGGCTGCATCACTAGCCCAGTTAGATACACAAAACCTTAACAACCGTCAGCAATCTGCTGTGCAGAACGCGCAGAACTTCTTGCAGGTTGATATGGCTAACTTGTCTAACCGTCAACAGACTGACCTGTTCAATGCACAGCAACGTGTTCAGAGTTTGTTTACTGACCAAGCTGCAGAAAATGCATCACGTCAGTTTAATGCAAGTTCGCAGAATCAAGTTGACCAGTTCTTTGCTAATCTTGCTTCACAGACATCTCAGTTTAATGCCTCACAAGTCAATGCGCAATCACAGTTTAATGCAGGTCAGCGTAATACACTAGAGCGTTTTAACGCTGAACTGAACAACCAGCGTGACCAGTTTAATGCACAGAACCAGCTTGTAATTGCACAAAGTAATGCACAATGGCGTCGTGAGATTGCTACTGCAGATACTGCTGCTGTCAACCGTGCCAATGAACTAAATGCTAATGCTATTCTTGATATTGGTAATCAAGCATACGCCAACTTGTGGAACTACTATGCTGACACTATGGAGTGGGCGTGGACATCTGCAGAAAATCAAATTGACCGCACTAATGCCCTAGCAATTGCTGAACTAGATGCTGCTGCACGTAAAGCAATCGCTGGTGAGCAAGCAAGTTCTGCAGCAGGTACTGCAATCGGAAGTTTGATTGGCACACTTGGTAGTGCTTGGATTATGTGTTGGGTTGCTCGTGAAGTATACGGCAAACAAAATGTACATTGGTTTATCTTCCGCGCTTGGCTACAGTACGACGCACCTAAGTGGTTTAGGAAGTTGTATAAAAAGCATGGAAAAACCTATGCAAAGTTTATTGCCAAGGTACCACCACTCAAGTGGGCTACCAAAGCACTCATGGATTTAGTTGTAGAGCGTAAGAAAAGGAAACATCATGTCTCGTGCGCTTACTGATATTGTCAGAGCATATAAGAATATGGACATTGAAAATCTGCCCAGTGAAGTAGCTGAAAAGCCGAAAGGTGGACTACTGGCTAAATCACGTGACATGTCAATGCCAGAGGGTTTGGACTATGACAATCCAGCTGTTCGTGTTGGCAAGCAGATGCAAATTATTCGTAGACACAGGGACGAAATAAAAAATGACCGTACTGGCTGAAGAAAGTTTTGATGCTCCAATTCCCGGCATGTCCCTAACACATGAGTTGGGGGCAAGACCGTGGCAATCACCTTCGCAGTTCAACACTGTCGATGATGCTATTGAATTTTACATGTCTCGTATGACAAGCGAAGAGTTCATGGAGCAATTGGTTGACGTGATGGAAATGGGTGTGCCTGTAGCGACTATTGCCAATACAATTCAACTGTCCAGTGTTATGGAAGGCAAGCACAACATTGATGTAGGTATGCTTGTAACACCACTACTTATGGAACTTATCATGATGCTTGGCGATAGTGCTGGTGTTGACTATCAAACTGGCCTTGATGACCCCGACAAAGACAAAACTAAACCCTCTTTCTTTGCTAAGTACCTCAAGAACTACGGTGATAGATTAGAAGAAACGGACATTGATACTCTCATGTCTGAAGATGAGACTGACACTGAAGAAGAGACATCAGGCTTGATGTCACGGAGAAAGTAATGGGATTGTTTAGTGGTAGCTTTTCAAAAGGTCTTGTAACTGGTCTTGCAACCAGTGTGGATAAGTCACTGCGTAACGCTATGGATAAGCGTGACGAGGAAATGTCTTCGGCTAGAAGGTTTTGGCAGACAAGGCAAGCACAGAAACTAGACCTCAAAGAAGAGCATGACCGCCGTGCCACAAAGGCACTTGACCGCTTGATTAGAGAAGCTGATGGCGACATTGCCCTTGGTCTTGCTGCATATCAAGCTGCTGGTAACAACCCTGAAGATGTAGAAAAGTACCTAGTAAAGATTGATGCTGTTCGTGATGCCAAGGGTACATTCAAACTCAGTGATAGTCTCATTCTTCCTGAAGGATACGAAGCAGGTAAAGTTACTGTGGGTAGAGAAGCTGCCATGTCCTCTGTGGGTATGCGTCTCAAAGGAGTTGATGCCTCTAACATTGCTATCAATGACCCGCTGTCCAAGATTGGTCTTGGCCTCAAGGGCGGTGCATCTCAGGATGTAGCAAATAAGATTAACTCACTTGTTCCTCCATCAGAGGTAACAGAAGTAGAGGGTCTATCTGGCGTACAACTGGATATGTCTAAGATGCTTGCTGCAGAACAATATGCCCAAGACCAAGCCAAGTTTAACAAGGCTATGGCTCCAAGCAATTATGACGAAGCCCTGTTTGCTGCAAACAACGCACTTTCTGCTATTAAGCGTGAAGATTATGAGACCGAAGAGGCATTCCAAGCTGCGCGTAATGTACAGATAGAAAAGCGTCAAAGCGTTCTTAAAGACATTGCTGATTTGACAGCGGCTGAAGAGGCTGCAGGTAACACAGGTGTGTCAGACAGTATCATGCGTGTAGTATGGGCAGATAGCCGTGAGCAGGGCCGTAAGCTGGCAGGTATCGGTGGTAAAGATGAAAGCAGATACTATACGGATAATAACGGTAACTTTATCCTAGCTATAAGTAGTCCAGAGGCTGCACGGGGCTACGCCGCTGCAGTTATTGCCGCCGACAAAGCTAGTGCGGGTAGATTTGTTGCCGCACAACAGAAAGATGATGGCAGCTTCAATACTTCAGCCCTGAATATCATTGGCACTGACCAGCATCTTAAATCTGCATATGCAAACATGACAGGTGCTGATGCAGCAGAGGACACTGGCGTTGCAGATGAAGCACCTGAATTTAAGTTTAAGTCTTTAGATGCTATTGGTGCTGACCAGCCGGGATATGCTGCTGATGTCTTTACAAAAATGCAAGATATAAACAATAAAAACAATCTAAATCTACTGTATAAAACTTTAATTGACTCTGGTGCAACTGCAGATGAAGCCAATACTATTATTGCGGAAGCATATACGTCTGAACAAACTAGACGACAGAGTGAAGAAGAAAAATATTCCGGCTTTGTGCTGCCGGGTAGTGGTGCTGTAGCTGATGATGCGGCTATGGAAGTAGTAGTAGGAGATGACGGTAAGAAATCAGTAGGCAATGTCTCTTGGAGTCCCGACTATGCGCCTAGTATGACATCACAGCTTCGTGATAAGGGCATCCCTGCAAGTGTAAGAGAGGTAATCTTGAACGATTATGTTGCTCTGATGAATGCCGGAGGTCAAAGCGTAACTAAAGAAGAGGCCATGACAAAGTTCGGGATTAAGTAGATTATGGCAGAACAATCTTTTAATCCATATGCTGGTTATGACTTCGACAAAAAACCAGAAGAAGAGGAAGAAGAAACTCTTGTAGAGGAAGAAGAACAGGATAATGAGTTCTTCAATCCTTATGCTGGTTATGATTTTGCCGACGAAGAACAAGAGCAGCCAGAAGAAGAGCAAGCCGACGCATTCAATCCATATGCCGGGTATGACTTTTCTGAGCAGCCCGTTGAACAAGAAGCTGACCCGTTTGACCCGGATGAGTATGACCTATCCATAGAAAAATCCTTTGACGCCTTTGCTGCAGACAAAGGATACATGGATAGCGTCGAAGAGTATGCAATCTCTCGTTATGGGGAAGAGGATGGCGCACGTTTAGAAGATGAAACGAATGAGGAATACCTTGAGCGTTTTATGACCCATGTTCGTGGGTTTGAAAATAACAGTATGGATTTGGCATCCCAGTTAGACTGGGTGAGAGGTGCCACCGAAGAAGAGAAACAAAACTTTGGCTACGTATATAGCCAACTGGACAAGATGCCATCGTTCTTTGAAGAGGGCGGCGGCTCATTTGGGCGTGGTCTTCGTGACTACGCTTTTTCTATTGCGTCAGACCCATTAATGCTTGTAGGTTTTGGTGCAGGTAAGATAGCTGGCACGGCTGCTCAACGTGCAATCATCCAAACATTCAAAACACAAGGTAAGAAAGCTGCTATGGAAGCTGCCAAGCGTATCTCTATACGTGAGGGGGCCAAGCCTATAGCCATTGGTACTGCTGTGGAAGTCGGCGGTGAGACTGTAGCCAATCTTGGCTTGCAACAAATAGAAGCTGAAGCTGGTATTATTACTGAAGAAGACATTAGCTTCATTGAGGCAGGTATTGTAGGCGGCTTGACTGGTGTTCTTGGTGTTGGCGGTGGTATACTAAGCCAGCGTGGCATTGCAAAGAAAGCTGAACAAATCATCAAGGATGATGAGGCATTTGAAAAGGCAATGGAAAGTGCGGCAAAGGCTGCTTCAGATTCCGTAGCTGACACAACAGAAGAACTAGCAGAGAATGGCTATCAGTTCAATCCTATTGAGGGATATGAAATCCTGCGTCCTCTGACAGAGGTATTGGAAGAGACTGGCGAACCTGCATCACAGGCTGCTCAAGCGCAGTTGAAGAAAGAGGTAGCTAACCGTGTAACTAAAGCTGCTACTGAGATAGCTAAAGACATGATTGAAGGGGGAGACCCTGCCCTCACACAAATGGTCAAGGACAAGAAGAAGGCATCTGAGATTGTACGTGAAATCATTGTTCGAGAGGATATAGATTCAGATGTTATTTCTGGTGCTATTGCTCGTGCTGGATTAACACCAGAACAGTTTGCTAATGCTGCTGGCGTTACACTAAGCGACAGTGCATCTATCACAGGTACGTTTGGACAGCTTGGTAAGTTTGTCAAACGTATGAGAGAACTTGACCCTGAGTTGCAGAAGCAATATAAGGAACTGTTTCGTGCTGACGACTCAACTACTTTCTGGGGCAAGGCTCACGACTACATGATGCGGCTAGACCGTGAACGTAGGGCGTTGATGGTTACACAGATTGCCACTACAGCACGTAACGTAGCAACTGGCGTGATGCGTCTAGGCTTCCATACTGCATCCAATGTTATTGAGTCCAGTATCTATCACATGGGCAGAACGGGCAACGCTCTGGCTGGTGATGGCACCGAAACAATAGGACGCAGGTCTGGCATACAGAACATCATGCGTGATAGCTTTGGTATGCTTGGCCGTATCGTAGACCAAGGTGGCTCTAAGGCTGCGACTGACCTACTGTTGCAGTACAACCCTCGCCTTGCTCGTACTCTTGACAGGTCACTGCAAGAGGCAGGACCGGATGACTTGTCTAAGTTTTCTCTGTTCTTTAACAAACTCAACCTTGCGCAAGATGTCATGTTCCGTAGGGCAGTCTTTGCAGATGCTGTGGATAAGAGACTGCGCCGCATTAGTGGCGAGACTATGGACTTGGAAAAGTTTATAGCTAGTGGTAGGGCATTACCTAACAATATTCTGCAAGACTCCGTAGAAGAAGCATTGTCCTTTACCTTTGCTCGTATGCCGAGAGTAGGTGGCCCGAAGATTGGTGACACTGTAGGCAGAAGATTTATTGAACTCAACGAAGCCATCGGCCCCCTGCCTGTTGGCGTTGCGGGTACAGCTACCTTCCCATTCTCGCGCTTCATGGTAAACGCCATGCAATTTCAGTTTGAATACAGCCCACTCAACGCAATCAATGCAATCTATCATGGTGCTAAAGGCAAGCACATGAAGGCAGTCAAGGGTGCGTCTGATGCCAAGACAGAAGCGGAGTTTATGAAAGCCCGTGATGCTATGGCTAAGAGTATCGTGGGTACTGCTGCCCTAACCTCTGCCATCTACTATCGTGCTAATAACCAAGATACCAAATGGTACGACATCAAGAGTGAGGATGGTAGAACTGTAGATGCCCGTCCGTTCTTCCCTATTGCTCCTTATCTAGCCGTGGCTGACCTGATTGTGAAGGTAGCTAATGACGACTTGGGTGAGCCTACACTCAAAATGATTATGGAGGGTATCACGGGTGCGCAGCTTCGTACTGGTGCTAGTTCGTTTGTAGTGGACACATTCTTTGAAGAACTTGGTTCTATCGACGGACTTACAGGTATTAGCGCACAGAGGGCTGGTGAGATTGTAGGTGGATACGTAGGTGAACTTACTGGTGGCGCACTCACACCACTGCGTGTTGTCAATGATGTTGTTGCACAGTTTGATGCATCGTCTGCTATTGTCAGGGATTCTACCCAAGCTGAAGGACTGACCTTCGGTGAACGTGCAACGAGTGCCTTCAAGAACAAGATAATCAAAAATGTTCCTGTGCTGCAGAAGTCTTTGCCCGAATACGAAAGTCCGACACGTGAGGGTGCTATCATAAAGCAAAGCCCATTAGTTGGACAGATTACTGGTGTACGGAAAGAGGCACGTAGAAGCACAATTGAAACAGAATTGATTGATTTGGGCTACGAGAATTATAATGTCCTGCCAAGTACAGGCGACAAGATGGCTGACAACTATACAAAGAAGCATCTTGGTAAACTTGTAGAGAATCAACTTGCTCAAGAAATAGACAGTGATTATTATCGTGGCAGAACTAGGACTGAACGCAAAGCTATAATGAAGAATAAGCTGCAGCGTTACAGAAAACTAGCCAAGCTGATGGGCAAGGCAGAAGCTGCACGTGCCGGAGATAAGGGCTACACACCTTTCGATAGAGCAGAGTGGGCCAAGACATCTAAAATACAAAGAGAGTTGGCTGACCAGTATTATATTGAGAGATACGGAAAGTCCGTTATGGAGATGCAAGACGAAGAGCCGGATGTAAATCATCTTAAAATAGGAAAGATAGTAGGAAGGGCTTTATCAAAAGGACTTAGATGAACAAAAAAAGGGGGCAATTAAGCCCCCTCTCTTTTTGTGTTACTTACTAGCGGTTGTCACCGCTGCCAGATAGCGTACCACGCTTCTTGCGGTCAGCCAGTTTCTGTAAGTTGTTCTCCATGATATGACCAAGGTCCATCTCCATTTCTTTAGCTAGTACGGCACAGTACCATAGCACATCCCCTATCTCGTAACCAATCTCAATACGCTTGGCAAGGTACTCATCCTGTGATGCGCCGTCACGAATAAACTTCTTTACCTTGTTAGCAATCTCACCTGCCTCTCCCGTAAGGCCAAGAGTAAGATACTCCATAGCTTTGTTCTTGGGGAAGATAGCAGTCTCACATGCTTTCTCTTGGTATAGTGTTGCTGAAATGCTACTCACACGCTTCTCCTTCATCCACTGTTTAGCTTCGTTTTCTAGGTCCATTTAGTTTCTCCAAGTTCTTAAAGTACGCAGTATTCCAACCGCGCTGCCACTCACGGTGTGCAGTATGTGTATACTTGCCGTTGGGCTTCAGTGGGTTGGCCATCTGATGATAGCAAACCTCATGCTGTTTGTTTCTCCTCTCATCTACTTGACTGAAGGCTTCGTAGCCAGCAACGAAATGTTTATCCAGCTTGCTGTTCATTGTCCTTTTTCTCCTTGAAGGCTTTGATTACATCGGAAGAGAACAGCTTCTGTAGGTTTAGAAGATACATACGTGCTGCCTTGTTATCGCCGCCTGATACACTCTTCTTGTAATCTAAGTTGTCGATGATACGCTTGAGACTGTTGGTATCAAACACAAGTGTAGCAAACACTTCATCATCAATACACAGGTTATGAAACCAGTAGTCTGACTCTGTGGCAGCGATACCACTAGGCTTGCCATAGCACTCATACTCAATGGCAATATTACCTGTACGCATCCACATGCCACGCTCTGACTTGACTTCAATCTTCTTGTCTTGGAGCATGTCAGCAACCATCTGCTCACGCACTTTACCATACTCAAGGTCTATGTCGAACTTCTTACGGTCTTTAGTCTGTGGTTCCAGATTTTGCATCTTCTTTCTCCTTCCGTTTCATCCACTCTTCATACTGAGGATGTTTAGGAGGGGGGCTAAACTGCACCCATCCCTCCTCTCGTTTCCACGCTAACTTCTCTTCCTTCTTACTCATTGAAGTAATTATCCAGAATATCTAGTCTGTCTTCATGCATAGCCATCTTATCTAACTCAGCCTGTATAGCTTCCATAATATCTGAATGCTCCCCTATACCTGCTGGGTTTTTAAGGTATACTTCAATGTTCATCATGTGCAACTGGCTACCTGCTTTTGCGTGTAGCTTTAATGCTTGTATCATTGCATCTCTCATCTGTCAACTCCTTTCTGTTTAAACCTGTGCTTGAAGAATACAATCACATTGATTGTGGTGTTGACAGTGATGGCGAATAACAACCACCACTGCCACCAGTTAGGCATGTCTGCACCCTCAATCACGCTGCATCCAAGTCCACTACCTCACAGACACCAGCAGTACATGCCAACTCACGTCCACCAGATGTTGTGTCTTCCTTCTCAAACTCCTGTAGCATACTCCAGTTAACACTCTTTGGCATCTGTTCCAGCATAGCACCATACTCTTCAACTGTACAGTCCTGATATGGTGCTTGCTTGTACGTATGCTCACTAAATGGCAGGAAGCTGATTCCTGACACTTCATCAAAGTGTTCGTACACCCATGAGCCTACCTCCATCCACTCATCTTCCTTGACAGAGATAGTAACACTTGGCTTGTGTTCACACCAGTGACGTTGGTAGATAAGCCACAACTCAAGCTGTTCAATGGCAGACATTTGATAGCGTGTTACTGCCCCAATTGGTGACTGCATGGGGAAGCTGAACACGGTAGTGCTGTCAGGCTTCATTACGTCCGGCTCTGCAGGAATGCCTTCTGATACAAGAAACTGCGTAATTGGGTCTTTGTTGTCACCACGCACTGTACGAATGTAATACGGATTGTGACGGGCATGAATACCACTGGCACTGTCAACAAGCTGTGATACTGTACCACTAGGCTTGACACAAGTGATGGCTGCTGACTGCGGAATGCCAAGCATCTCTGACATCATGGCATTTGTCTCCACAGCCTGTTCCCGAAGTGCATTTAGTGTTGCACCAATATTCATACCAAGATGTGCAGACCTACCAGCCATAAGCTGATTGTCCATAATGCCTGTCAGTGACACACCAAGTAGTCGTTCTTCTTCAGTGTTAGTACGCCAAATCTTACGCAGATACTTGAAGTCAGTCAGTGTGGACTGGAACGTGCCAAGGATTGTAGCAAGGCGAACCTTCTCTGTCAGTGTTTGCTGTGTGTCTGATGCCCGTACAACAACCTCTGACAGATTACAGAACTGATACGGACGCAGGATGATTTCACTGCAAGGGTTGCAGCCAAAGTCCTGTTCTGCATCACGCCGACCATTCAGGGATGCTTGCTTCTTTGCAGCCTGACGGTTGAAGATACCACGTTCACCTGACTTGCTCTCGTACAGGGCAAGCCACTCACGCATGAACGTACCCATCTGTGGCTTTTCTTTGTAGGCAACGCTGTTGTTAGCCAGCGCACGTTGCCCTTCGTTCTCCCACCACTGACCTGCTTTGGCATGACGCATCTGGTCATCATTGAGGTTAGACAGGCTGATGAGTGCGCTGCGTCTGACGCCCCCGACGACGACAACTTCACCAATCTTGCACATCAAGTCATGACACTCAATCGGGTACAGGCGACGACCTGCTGCCTTCTTGAACATGTCCACAGTAAACTGGAACAACTCTTCCAGTGGGGCTGGGCCACTTGCTCTACCACCAAAGGTCTTCAGACGTGCGCCAGCAGGACGAACCTCTGACGTATCCCATTGGGGTACTTGCCCTGCGTAAAGGAGAGAGATTAGTTCACGCAGAGATTTGGCCCAGCCCGGACGAGAATCGCCAACCTTGATAACAGTATCGGTACTGTGCATATCTTCGTTGACGATTGGCAGCTTATCTGTGTGATGTCTTTCCACAGAGAAGCCTACACCAGTGCCGCACATGAGGATATACATAGTCTCGTCAAAGGCACGAGGGTTATCCACTGGTACGTAGGAGCAATTGTAACCGCCTACATGGCACCGATGGAGTGCGGGGCCAGCGGTCATCAATGCTCTCATGCTTGGCATGATGTCTTGGTTTAACACAGCCTCTTCAAGTTCATTGCGCAGTTCATCCGACAGGACGTACTCGTGCTTGGACTTTAGATGCTCTGTCATATAATCAAAGTATCGTGCGACTGTCTCTCCCCATGTCTCACGACGCTGCTCATCTTCCTTCCACCGTGCATACCGTGAAAGGGCAATGAAGTTCTGGTAGTCTGTTGGTAGATAATTATTCATTTCTCACTCCGTCAATGTTTTTATGTGTCTGATGTCGGCTCCATCCACGTCATAGAAATACTCGCGGATACCATCTTCAATCTCTGCGCCGACATCTTCATCAGCAGGGATTGGATATTCGTCAGGGTCAATATCAATTGTGATGTACACTTTAACTCTCATCACTAGCCGCCACATCTTCCCTTAAAGCAGTGAGATACCACTGTGCTTTGTCCAAGTCCTCTAACGGTTTACCTTTATAATCAAACCGCCATAGGTACTTCATAATGTTACCCTGTAGGTAATACTTGAAGTTTGGTCCCAGTGCTGCCTGAATAGCAGTTATGCACTCAATGCCAGACTGATTGTAGTGTGAGGGACTGTTGACCATATCAATCTTGTCACCCATACGGTTGGCTGTGTCCACTATGTCCTGCACAGGATTGTCTGACTGTTTGGCAGCTTGCCTCATGTACTCTTCGTGTCTCATGCATTGCCTCCTGTCTTGCTGTTGAATGTAAGATGAACTACATTGCCATCGTATGTTTTCTCAACGCCCGTCTCTTCCTCTAGTTCTACATCAATATCCATCTCATTGTCAACAACTTCTAACACGTATGTGTGTACTAAGTTGCGGATAGTTTCGTCCTGTTCCATGATAGGCACAGTAGAACATATCATCTTACAGAAGTGCATTACCTGTCCATATCCTTCATCGTCAAGTGGATTGTCAGGCTGTGATATGATAGAGATATCAATCTCTCCTGTCCACTCGCCGTTTTCTTCAACGCTTGGTCTGATACGGATAATAAAGTCTTCGTCTTCTATTCTCATATTATCTGACATGTCTATCTCCTTTTCACTTTGGTTCCACTAAACTTGATAAACTTAGGGTGCTTGTTCTTGCCCTTCTATTCTCAAACACGAAGCGAATTTCTAATTTAGGATGTTGCTTCTTAATTGCAAGATGCTTGCGCCTATCCGCTGCTGTAAACATACCCTTAGTCTCAATGATGATGCCGTTGTCCAGCACGAAGTCTGGAGTATAGGTGCGATAGGCAAGGTCTTCCCATTCAATCTTTATCGTCTCATAGTCATAAGGTACTTTGAGTTCATCCAGATAAACAGACAGCTTATGCTCTAGTCCACTCCTATATCCATACTTCCGTGCCGCACGGAATGCTTTATGGTTAGGCATTACATTGCCCGTCCCTTGAAGAAGTCCGTGTCCTTATACTCATCTGCAAGTGTTACGTAAGCCACAGTCTTTGGGTTCTTTGCTTGTGACGCTACAGCAGGACGTTCCTGTAGTCCCGGCCAGCATGAGAACTTGTAACGGCAGAAGCCACACTCAGTGCCAAGTATAGTGTTACCTGTAGGTTTACCACGGAATGTCTCAGGAATAGCATCAAAGCAACGCTCAAACCTGTTCTCTTCTATAGTGTCTGCTGTATCTTTAATCTTACTAACTTCTGCATCAACATCAAGACCTGTAGCTGGCACGTACTTGAACTCACCATTGGCTTTGTTCACTACCCACCATCCACCGGCACGTTTGCCTGATGCTTTGGCATAGCCAGCAAGCTGTGCTACATACCCGAAAGCATCACCCTGTCTAAGAGTGTCGAAGGACTCAAACTTGTTAGTATACGACCAATTAGATGCTGACTTGATATCATCAACAGCACCATCAATAACAATATCATAGGTGCCAGTGATGGATGTATCGTCATCAAGCTGTAGAGTAACCTTTTCATCGTCTTCATACTGTACTCCTGCCTCCTTGAGTAGTCCCTTGAAGACAGCCTCAACGATGTCTCCAAGCATCATGTTCATTACGAATGTTGTTGGAAAGGGTAACGCCTTCTCTG